TTCGTCGGTTATTGGAACCAGTCGAGTTGAACCGCATCTCTGGCAATATTGCGGGGGGTTATCATCGTCCGGAAATTGGTCGACAAAAATACAACCGCAATCTGAACACCGATACATTAGCTGGTTTCGATTGTTATGGTTGCGCCTGCCAGTACTTCCTTGACGATGGACTCGACCGCTTCGCGCTGTTCGTCTTCGTCCTGCCTTTCCGGCAACCGGTCGTCTATCATTTCCCCGATTTCATACTCAAAATGGGAAATATCAAAGTTTTCGATTTCTTCCCGCGCCGCGTCGCTGGCAACGTCGGTGACGATGGATTCAGCCAGCGCATGAATGCGGGGTTCTAAAGCAGAAAACAGCGGGGTCAAAATAGCGTCCATTTCGTCCGCCTTACGAATTATCGCCGCGTCCGCGCTGGCCAGTTGTTCGCGCAAGTTTTCGATTTGCTTTTCCAGCTCGGCAATTTGCGGGTTTTCGGTCTGGGTTTCTGTCTTTACGTTTTCCATGGTTTCAATTCCCTTTTTAAAAACCGGCGGTCAGACCATCCGACCGCCTGCTATATATATGCGCTTTCTCGCATATAGTGTCAAATAAAAAAAGCCCCGCCGGATTAAGGCGGGGCGGGCATGGTCTGGGGCGGGTTTATTCCTGCCCGATATCACCGGCCACATGGTGACGCAGGACGGTGCCGGACGGTAAGCCCCGCACAAAAGCCCGCAACCGTTCGCCGTCGGTTTCTGTCTGTTCCTGCTTGGCGGTGTTCTGCCAGTGGATATTGACGTTTCCCCCGTCCGCATAACATCCGCCGCGCTCACTGGTTCCGGCTTTGCGCTTGCCTGCCCCGTGCGCCGTAAAGGTCACGACAAAAGACCGGTCTAAGCGGGCGCATAATGGGGCTTTATCCCCGCCGCAATTATTGCAGGTCACCGCGCTATTATATTCGGCAGGGCATCGGATAAACCGGACGCCGTTATATTCGGCGTTTTTCCCGTTTTCAAAATAGTTTTCCGGAACAACGGTCACAACCGGCGCGGGGCTGGCTTGCATAGCCAGCACGGCGGCGGCGGGATTTGCCGCGCTGTAATTGATAACGGTTTTTTTTGGGCTTAGTTTATGTGCCCAGAATAGCGGGTGAAAATGTGAATATGTAAAGCTCTCACCGCGGCGGGGCTTAGCATCTAGAACAGCGTCCAGATATTCTTCATCTATTTGAGATTCAGAACAACCCCGTCCGCTGGCGTTCAATTCGCAGGACGCGGGGCAGGTGCCGAACTTATCTTGATTGCCTGCGCGATATGTTACGGCGCAACCGGCGGTCTTTTTGGCTGTACTAATTGCAGTTGTTTTGAGCATGGTTTTAATTCCCGTTAAAGTTATGCGTTTTATCTCATATAGCAAAAAGAAAAAGCCCCGTCAATATAACGGGGCTTTTCCGGTGTTATGTGCTGGCCGGTTATGCGGCCACCTTGTCCAGTAATGCGCCTGCTTTGCGCTCTAAATCAATCCGGCTATCTTGATGCGGGATATCACGGGCAAGCGCGGTGATTGCCTGCGCCGCATCCCAGACTGAGCGGACGGGCTTATCTTCTTCTTGCAAATGACGAGCGGCGGCGGCCTTAGCCATGCGCTGGCTAAGTCCTGCCCGTTTGGTTAAAAATTCCAACCGGTCTTCGTCGGTACGTGCAACGACTGCATCCTGCGCGGCCTGTACGCCGTCCAGAAAGTTTGCGGTTGCCCCATGCGCGAATGATTGCAGGGCTGGCGCGGCCTCATAGGCAAACCGGTCAGGGGCAAACTTAGTATGCCGGATTTTAATTTCCTGAAAGTTTTCCACGCCCCACAAATTACGGTTCATGCATACGCCGCGCAGATACATGGCCGCAATTCCGGCAGTCTTGGAACCGGTCTCACTATTCCATGCATAAAAGCCCCTGAACATTAAATCAGGGTCACCATTGGCAAGCTTGCCAACTTCAATCGGATGCGTGTCGTCTACCAAGAACAGGAACACGTCGCGGTCACTAGCGAACAGGGTTGTCGTGTCTTTAGTCACCGGAACAAAGGGGTCATAAATAGCGCGGCCTTCTTTTTGGCCTGTCATCATGCCCGGGATTTTCCAGCGGTCAGGGTCAGCAAACTTTTTCACTGCCTCAATGATTTCAAAATCATAAATCCGGCCATAATCCGCACCGGTTGCCGCCCGTAGATCACCGCCTTCGGTGGCGTGGCCGTATGCCTTCACCAGTTCTTTTGACCGGTTATAACGCAAGCCCCATTGCAGGGCGTCCGCCGCTATAGGTGCAGGCAGGTCTTTAAGATAACCGGCAGGCGCACCGGCCAACTGGGATAGCTGACCAAAAGACCAATTTGTCGGGGCGTTGAAAGCCTCGTGTCCCTCTTCGTCGGTATACTCAACAAAGATATCCCCACGGCTGGGGTTCTCTTCATCCAGCTTGCCAACAATGTTCATTTTATGAGTGTTGACAATCCGGCTGTTCATAGAGCGGGCGTCCTGCTTTTTAAAGGCCAGCATTTCATCCAAAGACAAAAACTTCTGGTCATCCGGACGGCTGAACCATTGCGACGATACCGCGCTGTTGCCGATACCATGCTGAAGGGCATTAGTCTGATAAGCCCCTGTTACAGCCGGTTCAGTATGTCGGCCTGAAGGGTTTACATCACCTTGCATAATGCCGTTCTGTGGTGAACCGTCAATCTGCATTAGGTTGTTTGTGTTTTCAATAATATTCTGCATGTCAAATGCTCCCGTAGAAAATGCGGACCGGAATTGGCCCGTAAAGGTGTTGTCTCATAACTTCTCATATAATGCAAGTAATTTTTTCAAAAAGTTATTCCTTTATAAAGAACCCTCCCCACTCATATTCATCTTCCTCAAATTGCCCGTCATCTATCATGTCGATTAAACCGATTTGACCTTCCGATAAAATCCAAAGTAAGGCTCTGTATTGACCGGCTGGAACATATAAAGTACATGAACCATTCTTGTTTACTTTTAGTCTTGACCGTTTTGTCATAATCTTATTTCCCATAAAAATTAACTTTCAATCTCTATAGGTTATCAAACAAAATTCTGGAATTGACGGGTTGGGACAAAAATAATTTAAAAAAGTTAAAACCCCGTCAGCGATGACTGACGGGGCTTTGTTTATCTGCGCCTGCGACGGGTTGGTTTACTGTTTGCCCTGCGGCTTAGTTCTTCATAATCTTTGCCATAAAGCAGGCGGCCGATAAGACTAAATAATATCATGTTGGTTTATTCTCCCTTGTTTCAAGATAATAGTTTAATTCCTGCAACACCCTGAAGACATGATTGACGGGTTCGCCCTCTTCAAAATAGTGTTGCTGTTCACTGCCCCAGTTATAATCAATCAACTGGCGCAATCCCTTTAGCATCCGCTGTTCGGTTGTTTCACTCATGCCAACACCCATTTTTTGCGCTTCGCATAAACGGCCTGTAACAAAGCCTGCATCCGCTGGATTTTATCGGCATCCGAATCCGAAAGCGCGTTTATATTAATAGGACTGAGAAGACCGGTATGCTCGAAGATACCTTCGCCGGTTTCTTTCATGTCACAAATGCTGAAGATTTCTTCTAAATCTCGGACGGCTTCCATGACATTACATAGCCTCATCTGGTCAGAGGCAACTAAGACTTTATGCTTCATCGTTTTAACTCCCGTAGTTTGTGAACGATAACCCACATATATGGGATTATGTCGGACAGGTCAAGTTAAAAATGGTTTCCCACACAAACGGTTGCTCACATCTAAACAGGGGTTCTACTTTGCTGATGCCGTCCATTTTTAAATCGACTGCCGCGCTGGCAGGATATAACAGGCATTCAGCCGGTTCTGTCGGCTTGGTCTGCCGCTTAATCAAAACCCAACATGATCCATGCTGGTGTTTAGTAAGCCATGCCACCTGAGACGGACGCAACTCAACACGGTTGCCGGTACAATATTTTAATTCGATAAAGTTAAATGCGCCGGTCTCATCACATATGACAAGGTCTGGTATGCCTGCGCCTACCCAGTTTTCAATCCTCGTCAGAGATAGTTTCCTCGGTGACCTCTGCGCCGCTTCCTTCACTTGTTTGTAAAAGCCGCCCTCTCGCTTTGTCGCGATTACCGGTGTTGTCTTTTTCTTCTGGGGTGATGTCGATTGTGATTGGGGCATAACTATTCTTGATTTCCTCTAAGGCTTTCAAAACTTCGTCCTTATTCATGCTGTCGATTGACCCATGCCGGACTTCCGATTTGCTAACATAGATGTCGCCCTGCGCTTGACCTCTCCGATACTCAGCTTGAACAGCCGCAGAATAAGCCCCGTTTTGCAGAGCAACATCACGGATATTTTGTAAATCACGGATATGGCGCAGATAAGTTATCCCGTATTTTGCGTCCAGTTCGTTTCTATAAGATTGGATGGCGTGAACAACATGAGGTGATATGGCAGGGTTAGTCAGTTCATATGCCCTCGTATGGGCAGAGGTGGCTGAGTACCCAGCATTGATTGCCGCTTCTCTCAAAGTTATCTGGCCGTCCTTGCTAACAAGCTCTTTTACAAAAAGCTCTTGCTTTCGCGTCAAAGGCTGGGCGGCGGTCGCTTTCTTCCGTCCACGGGTCTCAATCTTAGCCATAAGAACAATCCTCAGTTAAAAAGGTCAACATCCTTATTTTGGAATATACTATATAGGGGGAAAATTCAAAAAATATTTTTTTCTGATTTTGGCACACTAAGGCCGATTTTGATTTTTGGTCTAAAGGTAACACCTCTGTAAACAATGGTGTTACCACTTGTGTTACCCCTAAAATCTTCTGTATCCCTTGTATATCAACGGTTACAGAGATGGGTAACACCGGTAACGTCAGTACCGCCATATTTTTTACTAAAAATATTTTTTTCTTTTTTCTCCCTATATAGGTAAAAGACAAAATAACGGGGCAATCCGAAGACTGCCCCGTGGTCCGTGGTTCGCGGTCAAAGCTACTTTGCGTGTAGCTCGAAGACCTCGGCCACTCGTGCTCGGCGTTTCACCCGCTTATCGCGGATGCTGACAATTTCTTTAGTGAGGCCACAGACATAACGTCTGCCCTGCACTAATTGCCAATGCCAGCCTGCTACGACAAGGAATACGCTTTTAGCGTCCCTGTCTTTAACAGAAGCCTTTAGCCAACCGGCCAGCGTGACGCCGTCCGTGCGATTGAATTTAACGTCCCAGTAATGTCGGACATCCCTCATTCGGATACCGTTCATATGCAGGACATCCATCAGCTCGGTTGTGCCGGTGCCGGTAATCATGCGGCGGCCGGATGCTCGTCTGAGCTGGGCGGCGGCCTCGCCGGTTGTCATGCCGGTGATTGCACTGATTACGGCTGGCCCACAAAAGCGGTTTTTATCCCGCTTGGATGAACCGTGGTTGACAGGCTTAATGCGAAGATTGGTCATAAGACCCTCCCGTAGTTATTAACAATAAGAAACAGCGATACCCAAAATGGGTAT